CGGCATCGACGGGTAAGCACTAAAACAAAAGAACACCTGCCCAGGTGGCGGAATTGGTAGACGCACTACCTTGAGGTGGTAGCGACGCAAGTCGTGGGGGTTCGAGTCCCCCCTTGGGCACCAACAAGAAATTGCGATAGGTTGCTGAAAGTCGCAAATTCACCGAGAAACAAACACTTAGGCGCTTCCGCAAGGGGCGCCTAAGTTGTTTTTGGTTGCAAGAAATTGCGGAAAATTGCACCCTACTGCACGCGGATTGCACGCGCGATTGCACGTGGGACACATGGCAAGCTTCTATAAACAGGGTAGGCGCTGGCGGGCTCAGGTATTGGTGCATGGCCAGCGGCATGGAAAGACGTTCGACACAAAGGCCGAGGCATCGCAGTGGGCCGTGATGATGGAGGCCGAAGGCAAGAAGCCGCTCGCCGTGTCATCCATGTTGGTTAGGGATGCGGCAAAGAAGCTTCACGATATATTCGTCAACGAAGACAAGAGCCGTTCCGACAAGTCACGTGCGAGGCGCCTACAAGACGATCCGCTTGCGGATAAGCGCCTGGTGGATGTGACGAAGGACGATCTGGACGAATACCGGGATCGGCGACTGGCCGAGATAGAGCCAGGATCAGTGCGCCGTGAGCTGAACATGATCAGGGGAATGTTCCGCCGCTGCCGCGATGACTGGAAATGGATGAACCATAATCCGTTCCAAGGTTTCAAAGCACCAAAGTCACCAGACCCACGCATGCGTCGTGTGACTGACGAAGAAATCAAAATTGTTCGATACGGGTTCGGCGTGAGCGAGTCACTCGCGGCCGTCACGATAACCAATCGAGTGGGCCTTGCATTTCTGTTCGCTATCGAGACGGCTGCGCGATCCGGCGAGATTTGCAGCCTGGAATGGGATCGAGTGTATCTAGATAAGCGATATGTGCATCTCCCAAAGACGAAAAACGGCGATAAGCGGGACGTTCCGCTTACGCCGTTTGCGTGTGAGATATTGGAGGCGTTGCCGCGTGTGGAGGGTGAACCTTGCTTTGGGATGGACGATGACCAGCGTGATGCGAACTGGCGAAAATGGCGCGACAAGCTGCCGGTGGTGGATCTAACCTTTCATGATTCGCGCTCAGAGGCGATATGGCGCTTGTCGAAAAAGTTAGATGTTTTGCAGCTTGCACGCGCCATCGGTCATCGTGACATTAACTCACTGCTTATTTACTACCGCGAGTCTGCTGAGGATATGGCCGCCAAGCTCGTGTGAGCTGCCTTCCTGCGTCCTGATCGGTGTGTCCAATCCTTGATGGCGTCCGGACGCCAACGTCTCATGCGTCGGCTGAGTTCCACGTGCGGCGTGGGAAAGCCCGGCATCTTGCTAATGCGATTAACGAACGTCCAGCGAGCAACACCTAGATAGTTGGCGCAGTCTTCTGAATCCCATAGTGCGTCGTGCTGATTGATCACTGCAAAATATTCCTATTGTTGTCGCTGCAACTTGTCGCGCTAATAATCGAGTTCGATAAATCACGAGTTTTATATCTGCCAATCATCGACGTTCCCTCCGACCCATGTAGCGGTCAGTCTTAATGCCCGGCATGTGCACGACTCGATTCGTTGAATTGGTTTGCAGGTCTAAGCGCATTTGACTATACCTACGGCCCCAGTCAGCTTCTGCTATCTCTAGCGAGAGGCATAGCCCGGTCGAACGGCTGCATCGGCATTCCAGACTGTGACGTGTCGCTGGAATATCATTGCGCAATGTTTCGCGCTTCGTGCGCCCGTGATGTTCAATATGACGCGGTTCGGAACGGCACTCCGTACAAGGCCAGAATCGACCAGGCAGGTGGGAAATCTGTTTTTGCCACATGATCAAACCTCCGCTGGCCGTGGCAGGTTGAACGTTTGCTCAAGGAAGCCAAGCAAGCGGCGCACTTCCAGCGTGGCTAGCGCGAGGTTGCTTTCCACCTGTGCATCATGGCTTTCCGCCTCCGTCTGTTCTTCGGAGAGCAGATCGAGCGCGCGTAGGCGTGTAACCGCTAAAGATTCGGACAGCACCAGGCTCATGCGGTCGTCGTAGACCAGGCCGAGCTGGAATACCTGCTTGCCGCCGCGCAAGTGTTCCTTCACTTCATCGGTATCAAGTTCTTGGCGACGGCAGCGCACTACCGCGCCGGACGCACTGGACGGATCGCGCATTTCGCATTCATCGCCCAGGCCAATGCGTGCTGGCAGTGTGTCGTTGGCGAGCCAATCGGTCATCAGTACGCGCGGGGATTCTTCCGGGGCAACCGGCACGGCGGGAAACGAGCCGAACGCTTCGCGTAGTGCGGTGAGCACTTGCTCGGCATTCCGACGGGATGACGTATCAATCACTAGCCAGCCCTGGTCTGTGTCGAGCCATCCCGCTATCCGGCGTGGCCGCACCGGCGCGTTGGGCAGCATCTCGCCCAGCACGTCCTCACGTATGCGTTTGCGCTCTTTGCCGCCGACACGGCGCCCTTCCTCAACGGTAATCTTGCGCACCTTCTTGGCGACGGCGTCCGCGATGGACGCTGCCGGCAAAATGCGCTCGTACTGTTGGAACACAAACCCGGTGCAACCATTGCCGGGGACGGTGTAGCGGTCGTCGCCCGGCGCGTAGGGCGAAGCAAAGCCGCATGTCTGCGCTTCCAGCGGTCCCGGCTCGCGCGCAGGATGGCTGGCGAGCGTGGCGGCGATGCCCTGGGCCACCAGGTCGGTGGCGATGGCCGGGCTGAAGCGGAAGAGAGTGAGATTGCGGGGCAGCATGGTCGCCTCAGTTGGGGAAGTGGGGAAGAAAAGGAACGAGCACGCAGGCGGCAAGCACCAAGCCGCCGACGAAAGCGATGTAAAGCTCACACGCGCCGTATCGCGGGGCAGTAGCGCGGCGTAGTTGCGTGCGCAGGGCGCGTTTGGCGTGGTCGGCGGCGCTGATGACGTCAAACCGCCGGGGCGGCCGGTAGCCGCGTGCCAGGGGCGAGTGAGGCCGGGTAGACTGTGGCCGGGGTTCGAGCGCCGAACCGGCGCCGATCTTGGTCTCCATAGCGGATCTCCTTTCGGTGGGTGTCAGGCGGTGCGCGGGGAGTGTTGCGAGCACTCCCCCGAACCCCGCCGCTTAGCTGCCGGCGACGCCGGCTATTCGTTGGGGTCGCGCTGGAAGACCCAGCATTTGACGGTGCGGCCTCGGGATTCGTCGGTGTTGTCGTGGAGCCACACGGCGCTATTCACCGCTTTGATGTCCACGAATTTGCGTGAGCGCGACGAGCGCAGGTATTTCTTGAGATCGGCCAGCGGCGGCACGTCCAGGCGATGTTGCGCCGCGGTTTGCTCGAAGTGATTGAGGTTGACGGCGATCTCGTGCGCATTGCGGCTGTGGTTGAGCGTTGCCATCGCGCTGTTGTACGTATCGAGATAATCGAAGCGTTCCCAAAAGGTCTGGACCACCTTGTGATCGCTGCTGATGGAGGCTTGGCGCTCCACCGCCATGCCGTGTACTTCCTTCTGCACGGCTTCTTTCTGTTCGTCGGTCAGTGTGACGACATGCGAAAGCGCGTCGAAGATGGCCAGCAACTGGCCGTGATTCTTGGCGATACGGGTGGTCTTGATATCCGGGTGTTCCAGCAGCGCCTGTTCGTGCGTCGGTGCCTGGGCCAGAATCGTTTCCATCACCTTGGCTTCCGCTCGCGTGGCCAGCAGCAGAAAGTGGCTGAGCGCATCGACGGGCATCTGCTCCAGCTTCAACGCCGCCGCGCGGGTTTGCGAGGTGTGGGCCGAACGATCGACTGTGATATGGCAGATGCGCTGCATGATCGCTTCGCTGGCGTCCACCTTGGCGTTCTGAGAGATGACCACGGTGGCGCGGAAAGGGGGCTCGCGGGTTTCGTTGCCGGAATTCTTGACGCCCGTGGCGCGCACGCTGCGGCCGTTGTAGGCGGTCTTCAATTCGTCCCAGTCAAAGCGTTTTTTAGCGCCTTCGTCGTCGCGGTCGCTTTCGATCAGCACCACCGGCAGGTTGGAGACCTGGGCAAAATTTCGTGCGCGGGCAGCAGGCGTGGACTTGGACGGGTCGAAGCCTTCGTAGTCGCGACGTCCAAACAGTTTCCACATGAATTCGATCAGGGTGGATTTACCGGCGCCGGCCTCGCCCACCAGTTCGAGGAACGGGTAGCTTTTCTGCACCTGGCGGATTTGTTCCGCAAAGAGGCTGCCAAACCAAAAGGTGAGTGCCACCAACCCCTTTGCGCCGAAGCATTGCCACACCAGGTCGAGCCAGTCGGCGCGGTACTCGCGCCGGTCGCGATTGAGGGCGAGCTGCGGTGATTGGCTCAAGGTCTTGAGGTTGAGCTTGCCTAGTTCGAAGTAATCCTCATCGTTGAGCGTGTGCACCACGCCATCCTTGATGGCGATATCGCCCATGACGTACACACCGTGCTCTTTGCTGTAGCCAACAAAATCGATGGTTTCCACCGTTTTGATATTGAACAGTTGGCGTTGGATGATGCGGTCGAGCTGCTGGCTGGTGCCGGTGAAAACGGCACCAGGTGCGATGCTGAGGAGCCGCTTTTTGAATTCGCTCGCGCTGGCCAGGCTGCTACCGGCGAAGGTGTTTTTCACCGAGCCGCCACCGTGCGGAAAGCTCACGCGGTAGTAGTACCAGGACTCGTCGGTGAGATGGTTGGCCTGGTAATACAGCGGTTGCGGGTAGCAGTTGGCGATTTCCACGTTTTCGCAGGCTTCCATCAATGCCTGGTCGCGGCGTTCCTGCTCGTCCTGGTCCGGGTCTTTTTCCTGCAACTGCTGCATGGCCTTGTCGAGCGCCTTGATGTCCAGGTCGAACCAGTACAGGCGGTCGGCAAAGTCATAGAAAAAGGTCGCCATGCCGGTGCGGCTGTAGATCAGCCGCGCCTTGTCGGCGTGGTTGCGCGCGATCAGCAACGAACCCTGATACAGATATTCGTCGATGTCGTTGGGGCCAAGCTTGTCGGCCAGGTGCAGGTCGTTCCAATCCTGCTTGGCTTTGCTGGTTTGCGGGATCGTTGCGGCCTCGCACTTCCAGCCATCCTTGCGCGCGCGTTTTACCCAGCGTTGCGTATAGTCGCGGCCAGCGGCGTCGCCATCCAATGCCCACACCAGTGTCGGTAGCTTGTTGCCGCGTTGCGCACGAAGCCGCGCCAGAAACTTGTCGGGATAGTTATTGCAGCTCATCGCCGACACGGCATCGATGTTGTGGTGTCCCGCCGCCACCGAATCGAAAATGCCTTCCACGATCCATAGCTTGTCGAGCGTGGCCAACTTCTCGGCGGTGAGGGTGGGCGGCACCCAGACTTCGCCCGCATAACTCTTGCCCGGCGCGAAGCGCGCTTTCATCTTGCCGAAGCGGTGCGGTCGATCGATCAAGCGTTCCCAGTAACCCCCACCGGGTAGCGCAAAGCGCACGGTGGCCGATATGGCGCCGCTGTCCAGGTCTTTGAACCATTCCTGCGTGTAGGTGCCTTGCACACGCGCCAGATTGAAGCCGCGCGAGTTTTTCAGGTATGCATCCACCGAGGCGTGCGGATTTTCGTCGGTCTTCTTGTAGCGTTCGGACCAGTCCTCGAACAGATCGGGAAAGAGGTCTTTGACGGAGGCTTCAAAGCCGCAATTTTTCAGGCGCCCGCAGCGAATCACCCATGGCGCACTGGCCTTGGCGTACAACTCAGGTTTGCCGCAGTCGGGGCATTTGCCGCCGCGCAGGAAGTCTTTCTTTTCTTTCAGGCCGAACTGGTTGATGAGTTCGCGGGTAATATCAGCGAGCAATTCTTTGCTCATCGCGTAGCTCATGCGTTGTCACCTTGCGTGGTGCATGCGGCAGGGCTTGCGTGGGCGTCCAGCCACATGGCGGCGTGCGGGCCACACGCCGCCCCCATGCGCCGCATGACGTCGCACGAAGTGCCAAGGTAGATACGCCCTTCGGTCTCGCGGTCACACCACCAGTCATCATCGTTGCCGTGTTCATGGGGCGGTGCGCAGTCCGGTGGCAGGATGCAAAGATGGAGATAGCCATCCAGAATGGCGGTCGCATTATGGAAGACACAGCCAAGGCACGAACGCACGGTCGATGTCATACGGCCCGCTTCGGGTGCGAGTGGCATGGTCAGCGCTTGTTGGCATGGAATCGTCGTCATCAGGCAAGCCGTGTCCGTACCGGCTGCAAGCGCAGCCGGTGAATGAAGAAAGAGGGGGAGAAATTAGGGCGCTGCGGCTAGATCAGCCGGCACGTCGTCCGCATTGCTGGGTGATGTGAGGCGCGTGTTCGTGGCCGGACTCGTGTTGCGTCTTCGCTATTTGCAAGACATCGCTGGCTGTCAGCGCGTAGGCGAGGCCGGTGGTCGGATCGACCACGCGCATCACGTAGGAAGTGCTATGGCTGATATCGAAATACGCCGGTACATGCCTGGCTTGCAGTTCGGCAAGCGCATGCATGGCGTAGTGCTGCGCGGCGCTCTCGGTAATGCCGGTAGTGGTCATCAGGTGCGCGCAGCAGCGTTTGACCAGTTGCTCGCTATCCAGGTGCTCGGCCTGGTGCGTCACGATGAAGCGGGTGGCGCTGTGAACCAGCATGGCGGCGTGGGTTTGATCGTGGGGGAGCGGAAGGGAGGAAGACATGGGGACCCCTGCGGTCAGTTGAGCACCATCGGTGCATAGGAGGAGCCTGCCGAACCCGAGGGAGGAGGGGCAGGGGCGTTGCCAGTGGCCTGGTGCGGGGCTGGCGGGACCAGAATGTCGTTGGGACGCCGCTCCACGATGGGCAGGGATACCTGCGCGTTCGGGATCAGGCTCGGCACCAGTGTGCGTACAAGGCCAAGCTGGGCGACGCAGCGGTGGCCGCAATCGACGTTCATGCAATCGAAGTAGATTTCACGCACCAAGGTGCTGAGCTGCCGGGACGTGATCGTGCGCATGCGCGACCGACAGTGAGGGCAGGCTATCGTGTTGCGGGGAGCCGTCGTGTCCATTTAGTCCTCGTACACTGCTTCTACGCTTACTTAGCTTCAAGGGCGCATGGGGCGCCCCGACCATGGCGCCGCCGGGCCTGTCCTTCGAGATAGACCGCCTGGACGTAGGCCGCATCCGTCATGTTTTCGGCCGCGTCCTGCTCTTTGCAGCGCGCCAGATCAATAGGATCGATGCCGACTTGGACGCGCTTGGTCATGACGGCGCTGCGGGGCGCATAGGTCCGCCGCTGACGACGAAAAGGAGAGTTATTCATGGCGATGGGTTACGATGCCGATGTGGTACACACTGAGAAAGATAGTTCACACAGAGCGAACTCGCAAGAACTTGTTGCAAGAATTTTCACGTGGCGAGAGAAAGACCCCCCAATGGACATCGACGGCATCATCGAACGCATGCGGCTCGCTCATGGCGTGAAAAACGATACCCAGCTGGCTCAGGCGCTCGGCCTGGCTAAAAGCGCTCCAAGCAACTGGCGCTTTCGCAACTCTGTGCCGGTCGATATGTGCTTCGAAACGGCCTGCAATAAGGGGGTTTCGATGGATTGGCTGATCTTCGGGGTCGGGGACATGCGACTGGGCGTGAGGGGCGCCGACCCCGCCGGTTCGGACCCCGATTCGGCCCAGCCCGCTCCAGGCCCGGCGGTGGAGCGGCTCGCGCAGTTTATGTACTGGTGGCATGTCAATCGTTCACCGGACGACATGGCATGGCTGGAAACGCAGTTCAGGCGTGGCGTCCCCGAATACGGGGAGTGGTTGGCGAATCCAGCGGCCGTCGTCAAACGCTGACCAGGCCGAGCCTCCGCCCGCGAAGCGCCGCCCAAGCGGCGCTTTTCATTTGCTCGCACGGCGCCTGATCAACTTGGCGTGTCCTTTCGCTGCCGCGTGCGGATTCCGGTCAGGCTGAATATCGATTCCGGAGAGTGCTGAACATCCTGCTGGTCCTGACCACGGCGGATGGCCTGCTGCTTCGTCTGTACCCAAACGGGGGGCGATTCTGGCCGATCACAACCCTTGCAGGCTTGATGGTGCCGGGCAAGCTGCGACAGGCAGATGTCGACCCGAAGCAGACATAGATCTTCGACGTACCAGTAGTAAGTGGCCAGAATGGCCAGCCCACAGTACATTTGTCCCCTTCCGCACAACAACCAGAGCTTGTGAGAATGGCATTCCCCTCCGATGTGCGCACCAAAGTCCTTATCCGCAGTGCGCGCATTTGCTGCCTTTGCTTCAAGCAATGTGGCACCAAGATCGAGGTGCATCACATCGTGCAGGAGGCAGACGGAGGTCCGAATACTGAAGCCAACGCATTGCCCGTTTGCTTCGATTGTCATGCCGAGGTTGGTAGCTACAACCCAAGGCATCCCAAAGGAACGAAGTACAGAGAGGAGGAGCTTCGAACCCGTCGTGAAAACCTCTATAAGCTGGTCGAATCGGGCGCGTTGCTTGCTCAGATTCTTGTAAAGCAGCTTCCTGCCAACACTGCGGATAAATCTGCTGAGGCGGTGGAGAGCGCTATCAGAGCGCTCTCGTCGCCCCCAGAGCCAGACGACGAGTCGCAGGAATTCTTGAAGCGAATCCTCAGGCCTACGACTGCCCTCGATGCGCTTGCTAGTAAGCTCAGGATTCTTGGCCCAGAGAATGCTGCGTGGGTTCTCGACTCACTGGTTAGGCGCACAAAGGAGTCCACTCGTGCGATAGAGGCTCTTGCACGGCTGATACCTAGTCTGCCAAATGACCAGAAGCTTCTCGCTGTGGAGCGTACTCTACGGAACGTAACGCTGTTCGGGGAGACGAGGGTAAAAACTGCTCTTTTATCTGAATTCGACTGGGAAATGCTTCAAGTTTCGGATGAGGCACTCAGGCTTGCGTTCTTTCGTGATGTCTTTGAGATCATCGATCATGATCAGTTTGATGAGGTCAACGAATTGGTGCCGGCACTAGTTAAGGCACAAGAATACATCCCCGAAGCCTTGTGGGCTGACTATGTCAAACTACTGATTAATCAGTCTGGATCGCAGTCGTTCAAGGGTGCTCCCGCAGCCAAACGAGCGCTGGCTCAGCTTTCAAACGAGGTAGCGAAAGCGGGATTGCTGGCACTCACACCTGAGGTCCTGTACCAGTTCGACCACAGCCGCTTTGAATCTGCCAAACGCCTTGCCACTCAATATGGCGATAATGTGACCGGTCAACATGGCGCCGTCGTAAGGGACTTGGCCGCGAAGTCGTGGAGAGCCTTTGCCGAGAAGTACGCATCCGACTGATTTGTGTCGGCTGAACGCGAGATAGCCACTCGGTCTTGAGACGCCGAGATGTGTGCTAATGATACCCAATTGCTGACCGCTGCTGGCCGATACCAGACCCCGGAGACATCTGATGGCTGTTAACACACGGCGCCGTGTTCAGGCTTCAGGCATTACCAGCATCCGCAGTCGCGGTAAGGGGCGCTGGCGAAGGCTCAGCCCATTGGTTTCGTCACGGGGAGTCTTTGCCAATTCGACGCCGAGCCGTTTGGCGAGCCGAAGCACGGGCGTACTCCATGCATTGCCGTCCAGGCTGAGGTGATGCAGGACGATACAGGCCATGCGCCCATCGATCGGTCCTTCGGCTTCGATCATCCCGAGCAGGTGAGCCTGGACAAGCGCGATGGCGCTGATGATGCCGTTGAGCGCCGTATGGACGGGGCAGGCTTCCAACCAGGGGCTTGGGGGATCGATGTCCCGAAGGGACCAGTGCGGTGACGTGTCCCAGTTGCCGTTGGGCAACCGGCGCGCGCTATGGGAAAGTTGGAGCAACCGAATATGCAGGCGCGCAAGGCTCCCGCAAGCTGAAATGAGCAACGTGCGTGATTCATCCATGGCGCGAGCGTAACGCCGGGCCGTCGCAGCCAGCGGGACACGCCACGAAAGCCGAGCCGCACGATCTTGCGACGCTACTGTTACACGGCAGCTTCACGCAGGTCATTCAAAAATTGTGGTCTGATGGCGGATGGCCAGTTGGTCGAGCTGAGACGATTTCAAACAATTCACCACATCTCGCGAAAGGGGCAACGGAGCATGGGGAAGGGAACGTGGGGGAGCGAATGGCTCAAGCACATCGCTGTTGCAGTCGGATATGCCATCGCCTATGAGGCCGCTCATCCATTCTCGCAGCCACAATTCGTCCTTGGCTCCGCGGTTCGCCTCGTATGGCTAATGTTTCTGCCGTACCGCTACTGGCCCGCGCTCGCTATCGGTGAGTTCATACCCAACTGGCTCGTGGTGTACCCGTGCCTTGAGCAGCTTGGCGTCGCGTGGGTGGCTGTGCGCGCTATTCCGCCCATTGTGGCCATCATGCCGCTTGTAGGGTGGTGTCGTTCGAAGCTGTCGCTCTTTCCCACGAAGGATTTGGTCAACGTCAAAGCGCTGTTGGTGTGCGCCATCGGATCCGCCTTGGTGTGGACGGCATACAGTTATGGCGCTCAGTCTCTTGCAATCATTCGCCCCGATGACGTACCTCAACGGCCGATCATGGCCTTGGGCTATTTCACCGGCTATTTCTTCTCCATGGTTGCGCTCGTTCCGTGGGTGCTCATAGCACGCTTTGAATACCGCAAAGGCCACTGGCGCGAGAGATTGCGCGAGGCCGTCAAAAGTCGCCTGCTACTCGAAGGCGTGATGATCATGGTTCCCGCCGTGGTATTGCTGGGATTTATTAGTTTCAGCAAGGGAGGCGAATACCAAGCCTATGCGCTGATGGCCATGTTCCTGCCAGTCACCGTGCTGACCATCCACCATGGTTGGCGCGGCGCGGCGTTTGGGGGAACCATCACGATCATTTGTGCCGCGATTATCGCGCCAAGCCAAATGCGGGACGCAAGCGCGACAGTGGTCCTGACCGAGTTGTTCCTGTCCGTCACGGTTACCTGCTTGTTCGCTGTCGGCGCGCGCATCAGCGCCCAGCTCATGCAAGAGAAGCAGCAGACCCTGGAGGCTTTGAATATCCAGAACCTCGCACGGCAGGCGTACCAGCAAGGCGAGCTGAAGATGCGCCAGACGGCGCAATCTCTTGAGTACGTGGCGGGAACGTTGCATGTCACGAACGGTAAATTGCTTCAACACATCCGCCGCATCTATCCGCATATCGATAACGAGAGCTACTACAAACAGGCCATGGCCGCTCACAATGAGGTGTATCGGTTAGCCGAAAGCCTTCATCCGGTCGCATGGCGTGAGCGAGGTTTGCCAGCGGCGCTTCACGAGACAGTCGGCCGCGCACTCGATGAGGCGGGTATCGCCTATGCGTGTCATATCACGGGGCGAGGCTTCAGCCGGGCGCAGCCCGTCGTTCTTGCTGCCGCGTACCGCGCTGTTTGCGAGGCGGTCGTCTATGTCAGTGCCCGCATGTCGTGCTCAAGTATTAGCGTGGTTTTGCGCGGCGGCGAAACAAACGATACACGTTGGATCTTTGTCGGTGTTCTAGGTTCGATGGACGACAGGAAGGTTGCTCGCGCTATCCCTCACGCCACGGATCGCCAGCGCATCGCCGCGAAGCTCGGTGCTTATGGCTTCGATCTGGGCAAACTGCGCGACCATGTGCGCGTCTTTGACGGTGAAATGCATTATCACGAAGCGCATGAGAAAGTTGGTATCAGTATGCTGCTGCACGATACCAAGGCATTGGAGCAGAGACGCGAGCGCGCCTCCACCCCGTTGCGATTGTGGGTCCAGTAATCAGCTGATTTACGGCGCGCCTGTTCCGGAACAGCCATAGGCGGGACAGCTTTGATCGTCTTCGACTGTGAACGCTGTGCTGCCGCTGCTTTGCGGTGTGGCGGTGACGGTTGTGGTCGCATCTTGATACACCACCTGCGACGTCGAGGACGCTGCGGATGTGGTTGACGTTGCGACGTTCTGAGCATCAACGCCCACCGGCAGGACAATCGTCCCCCCATTGGCAGCGCCGACTGCCGCGTGGACGGTGCCATTCAGATCATTGATCTGGATGTATTTGACGCCATGCAGAACGAACACATAGACGTGCCAGTTTGGACTGGCGCTGACGTCGGTCGCATTTGGCCAGGATTGACCCAGTCCCGTGGCGGGCGCCGAAGTTTGCGCAAAGGCTGTCGACGTCAGGCCGATAGCGACAAAACCGGCGAGTAATGCTTTGCGAACTCCTTGACTGCGTGACATTGGGCTTCCCCTTGTGAGAGCCGGCAGACCACCTACCGGACGAATCAAATTTAGCAGGGGAAATATATACGCAGCAGTGGAGAAAGTTATGTTAATGCCGAGGGACTAAGCACTGGCTCACGCGAACAGAGTATTTCACGTCGGCTACACATGGAATGTCGAGTGTCATTCAAAGCTGCGTGGTAAGGCGTCCAGGTGAATCCCCGTCGGCCTCGGTCGTCTCCCGCGCGTCGCCATCGTCGCCATCGTCCACAGCGGCATGGTCGGCAGCCGACGCCTTATTTTCCAGTTCGAGCGAGGTGAGGTAGCCGCCGTTGCCGTCGAGCTTGTGCGTGGCCTTGGACACAATCCAATCGTAGGCGGTGATGGCATCGGGCCAGCCGACAAGCTTCACCGGCATTTCAGGAAAGATGTCCGGTCGGCCCATGGCGATATCCAGCGTAAAGGTGGCGGCACCGCGCTTTACACGCGCCAGTTCGGCCTCGGCGGCGCGCTTGGCGTCCGCTTCGGTGGGGTAATCGCCGCGCAGGATCTTGACGTGTCCATTCTTGCCAGCAAGCGCCAGGCGTCCGCGCGCACCGTTCATGTCATACCAGCGCGCCCGCACACCCGTATAGGCGCTACGGTCGATTTCCTGGAAATGATGACGGTCGCCACTTCCGCGTTGCAGCGTGACCATACCAAGGTCCGTGCCGCTGGCTGTTTTGCCGTGGCCGATAGGCGCGAAGAGTAGGTAGCCATTTTTGACCGTAGCCACGGCATCCCAGTGTTTGCCCAGGCGCTTCAATAGCGCCATGTCGCTTTCGGTTTGATCGAGCTGCGATACCGGCTGGCTCGCCAAGGCGCCGGACACGCGCGGCGTAAGGCCGTGCTCGCCCGCGATCACGCTGACGATATGGCCCACGGTGGTGTCGCTCCAACTGCGTTCCTTGCGCACGGCCAGCGGTCCCGAAACGCGCGCACTGCGTGCACGCACCGTGATGGTGTCCGGGGCGCCGCGATGTTCCACCTCATCGACCACATAGGAACCTTGCAGGCACATGCCGGCGGTGTCGAAGCCGAGCGCGACGTCAATGCTCACGCCTTTGCGTGGCATGGCGATGCGTCCGGCGGTGTCCTCGAATTCCAGTTCGAGCTGGTCGGCGTGATCTTCCCGGCACGTCACCAACGTCATGCTGCTGAGATGTGATTCCAGGCGGCGCGTGACATCGATCCCGCCGACCACCACTTTGAAAACGGGGCGCACCATCCCCGAGCGCGCATCGTTCGCCATTAGCGTGCCATCGTGGTGTTGACCGGCTCATCGGCAGGCAGGTTGTCCGACCGATACAGCGTGACGGAGAAATCCACGCGACGCGGTGTGCCGTCGTCAAAGAGGTAGCGCTGCGTGGTTTCGATACGGTCGATGAAATACACGCCATAGACATAGCCGGCGCCATCGACAAGCACATACGCCTGGCCACCGAGTCCCATGCTTTCCAGTTGCGTGATGGAGGCCAGCGTGCCGGTCACGCCAGGCGCCACCGTGCCGCTCACTGTGATGATTTCCTCGCCCGCCCCGAGGTACTGGTAGTTGTCGCGCTCACCCACGCGCACCGCTGCACCGTGCTTGAACTGCATCTGCCGGCGCAGTTCGTCATAGGCCGCGGTTTGCATGCCGAACGCAAACGGCCCGAAAGCCATCAAGGTATAACCGGCCATGTTTAACCTTCATCCGAATAACTGGAATGGGCACGTGCCCGCTGCGCACGTGAGTGATCGTTGAGCGCGTCCTGCACGGCGCGCTTGACCTGCGAGGGTTCGGCTCCGCGTGCGTCGATATGCACCTGGTAGGTGTTGCCGGCGGCAGAGCGTGCGCCCATCGCGCTCGCGGCGTTGATCGCCCCCTGGCCGGTGGCGCCGCTGCCCTGGCCCGGCAGCGGCGTGCGGCCGATGGCGTCGGCGACCTGGCGTGCGCGTTCGCGATCACCGGGCATGATCCACGCGATAGGCGGACCGCCGGCTGTGGCAGGACTGCCGCCCAGGCTGCGGATGCGGGCGATCAGATCCCGCACGCCTTGCAGCTTGTCGCTGATCCAGTCGAGTGTCTTGCGAGCCGCGTTTTCGATGGTTTGCCACATATCGGCGAACCACGCCTTCACCGGCTCCCAGTGCGTCACTGCCCAACCTGCCGCTGTGCCGATGGCCTCGCCCAGCCACACAAACGCGCGCACGGCCAGCGTGATCGCATCGACGACGCCCGCGACAGCGCCGCCGACCAGCGTGCCGAAACTCACGCCATTCTGTCGCGCTGCTTCGATCTGCTCGCTGGTGGCCTGGAACGGTTGCCACAGTTGCGACACCCAGCCCCAAACGTGAGCAAGCACCGGTACCAGCGGCGCAAAGACGTCGTGGACGGCGGCACCGAAGCGTTGGAACGCCGGCCCGACCGTTTGCGCGATCCCTTGCCCGACGCCTTCCAGCCAGGCGCGGATCGGTCCCCAGTATTTATAGACGACGACCGCCGCGACAGCGATCAGTGCAATCAGTGCCAGCATGGGCGCGCTAAGTCCCATCACGGCCACCGCCGCCGCACGCGCGCCGCTGATCAGCACGGGGAACAACCGGGCAAGACCGGACGAGCCGCCTCCGCCACCGAGCGTGAGACCGCCCATGCGCAGCAGGAAACGCAGCAACGCGAGCTGGCCGACCAGCCCGCCCAGGCCGACCATCAATCCGCCGATGACCGTCATCAGCACGCCGAGGCTTGCGGCCACCATCACGATGCCCTTGGCGAGCATCGGATGGCTTTGGTTCCAGCTCGTCAGCCCGCGCACCGCGTGCGTGAGCTTTTGCAGGCCGGCGACATACACCGGCAACAATTGCGTACCCAGCTCGCGGTAGAGATCCGATTTGCGCGCAAGCAGCTCGGCTTCCTGGCCACCGGCTGTGGTCGATGCCTCGTTGTACAGTGCATCGACGCCGTAGGCTTTGGGCGCATTGGCCTGCTGCTTGGCGATGTTCGCGCGCTCCAGGTAGAGCGAGGCGAACAAGTCGCCACCCTTGCGGCCGGAAAACAGGTTATTGATCTTGCTGATGACCTGTTGGTCGCTGAGCGTGCCGTTTGGATTGAGCTTCGGCACCACGCGCGTCATCAGGTACTCGAAGGGGTTGGAGCGGTACAGGTCGCCTTCCTTGAGCGCATCGGGGAGCATCTTCTTGATGTGTCCCGTCTTGCCGTACTGGATCGCATCCTTGTTGAGTAGACCTAACTGCTGCAGCTCCTCGGCCGCTTGTTGCGTGGAACGCCCCGCCGCCCAGTTCTGGTAGGCGGTCGCCAAGCCGGTCCCGGCGCGATGACCGCCCATTTCCTGCATGGTGTGCAGCATGCCGAAAAAGAACGACGTGTCATCGAGCTGCTTGGCGGCGATGCCACCGGTCTTGATCATGTTGAGCAGGTCTTCGGGCTTCACCAGGCCGCCCGAGGCGACGTAGGACTGGGTGGCGAAGTCGAGGACGCGTTTGAGCTTGGCCGGGTCTTTCGCGGCGCCGCGCAACTCGGCGACTTTGAGCAAGTCCATGAACATGGTTTCCGCATGCTCGCCGTGGCCATCGCCGTGCCCGCTATTGGCCATCACGGTTTCGATGCCGAATTTCATGCGCGCCAGGTACGGCGCCACCTGCTCGGATTCGTGCATGTCGCGCAGTACGCCGTAGCTCTCTTTCAAGAGCTTCAGATTCTCGGTAGCACTGGTCCCCATGATGTCCATGCCGCGCGCAAACTTCACCGCATCGTTCACGGTGGCATCGCCGACACCCATGGCACGCAACTGCGCCATCTGCGTCTGGAAGGCTTTTGCTTCGTCCATCGCGGGACTGAGCGCGCCCAGGACATGCTGGCCGGTCGCCATCGTGGCCAGGCCACCCACGGCCAGGTGCGAGCCGAGCGCCTGGCCGCGTGACAACGCTTCACGCGCCGCGCCCATGCGTTGCTGTTGCTGGGTGAGCTTTTGCAACTGATGCTGCTGCGCTTCCATCTGCTGGGTGGACGCCGCGACCGCATCGCGCAACTGGCGCTCGTGCTGCGCGAGCTTGCGCGTGTCCATGCCGGCAGCGGCCATGTTTGCGCGCATGGTTTGCAAGCGCCGCGTTTGCGCCTGGTACTGCTTCCCCAGCGCATCGGCCTGCCGCCTGGCGGCGTCGAATTCACGGCGTTGCGCCCGCGTAGGTGCGGTGGTGGCGGCAATGGCCTTACCCAGTTCCGTGGCGCGGGTGCGCGCGGCATTCATTTGCGTGGCAAGCTGCTGCGTGCCGGTCTTCAGTTCGCGGAAGCCTTTCAGATCGGCCTGGGCTTTTTCCAACTCTTTCAGGCGCTGGCGTGTTTCGCGCAGCGCCTTGGAGGTGTTGGACGAACTGCCGGCAATGGCGCGCAACGGTGCGGTGGCCCGATCGATCGCACTGAGCAGTACGCTTAATTTCAGATCCATCAATCCTCCACGCCGTTGCGAATGCGCGCCTGCTCGCGCCACTCCATCAATTCCGCGACGTCCATGGCGTCCATCACGGGTGGCGCCCAGTGGAACACCACCGCGATATCGGCCATGGCGTCCTCTACGCGGGCTGGAAGCCCTCGCGGCTCGCTCTCGTCAACAAAAAACCGGATACCTCCACGCCGAACTGCGTCAGGTCGGCCGGATCGAGGTTCGCGACTTCTGCCTTGGTGAGGGTGGGCGTCGTGATGCGCGGCAGTACAACTTCCAGGGCGGCAACGTCCATGTGCAGCAGGTTCACCAACTGCGTGCCGCGCAATTCGCCGGATTTGGGTTTGCGCACGGTAACGTGGGTGATTTTCTGCGCGCCGCGTTCGATGGGTTCTTCGAGGGTGATCGGTGCGGAGGTTTTGCGTTCGGTCATGACGTGAGTCCTTGCAATCGGAAGGAACGCTGCGCCGATGTGGCGCAGCGAAAAGGGAAGGGATTACCAGTGGCCCATCGCAGCGCGCTGGGCGGCGAGGATGTCGAAGCCATCCACGATGAAAACGTTGTTGATCACGTCGATTTCCATCAGCACCGCGCCATCCACGCTTTCCTTGTAGTAAACGAGTGGCATCGTGAACTTGGTTTCCGATGACTCGCCGGTCTTCGCATCGCCGCGGTCGATCTCGCTGTAACGTCCGCGGGCGACGATTTCCACGGCTTGGTAGAGGCCGGTGTCATCGGCCTGGTAGGCGCCGGCCCAGCGCAACTGCACGGCGCCCACGGACGTTGCGCCGAACTGGCGCAAGGCACTGCGCAGGTAGCCGCCGGCCGCAAAGGACAGTTCCAAGGCTTCGCCGCCCATGTCCACCTTGACGGGCGAATCCAAGCCGCCTGGACGGATCTCATCCATCTTGCGGGTGAGCTTGGGGAGCGTGAGGCTGTTGACCTGGCCGATGAACGATTCGCCGTTCTGGAAGGTGTCGAAGTTTTTGAGCTTGCGGGGCAATCCCATCGTGGTGTCCTCGAAATGAAAGCGAAGAAGGGCCGGCGGCGTGTGCCGCCGGCCAGCGATCAGGCGTTGTTGGTGGCGGTGATCGCGGTCATCAGGTCCGCGATGTAGGTGTCGGTAAAGGTCTGCCGCAGGGTGAGGTCTTCCATCGGCGGCACCGGCGTGAAGTCGTAGGACAGTTTCAGCTTGCCCACCTTCACGTTGCTCTTGTCATTCAAGCCGGGATCGAACCAGCAACGCGCGCCGAGCAGGAAGCCCTCGCGGACCAGGCTGCGCAACTTCTCGTTGATCGCTTCGATCAGGTCACGCACCAGGCTCGCGTGCATCGGCTTGTCGCTGTACTCGAACACGCCTTCGCCGATGGTGGCGGCGACAATCTGCGCCGAGCGGGTGTAGTTCTCGAAGATGTAGTCACCATCGTCGCAGGTGCGCGAACCCCAGAAGCGAAAGCCGTTGCGGTTGATGAGCGTGGTGATGCCAGCCTGGTTGAGGATGTCCGCGTCGGTACCTTCGGTGAGATAGTCGAAGTACACGTCGGCGCTGATGCCATCCACGCCACTCACCGGCACGTTGGAAATGACCTTGTGCCAGCCCGTGGTCTGGTCGATGGACGCACGCAAGCCCAGCGCAATGGCAATCGTCTGCGCCGTCGCCGTGGTCTTGGTGGTGGTGTCGAAGCGGGTAAAGTCGGGCCAGATCGGCATCAGCTCGCGCGCGCTGAATTTCTTGCGGTACGCCAAGGCTTCGCTGATCGTTGCGCAGCCGTGGCAAGACACATAAGCGAAAGCGCTGAGCTTTTTCGCTGTGATGGCGATTTCCTGTGCCACGTCTTCCGTATCCAGGCCCGGTGCACCGATGAGGCGCGGACGAAGGCCCACGCGCTGTTCTGCCGTGAGCAACGCTTTGAGGCCCGTATAGCGGCCCTGTGCGTTGACGGTGCCCATCACGTTGGCCGTGGTGGCACTCTCGTCCTCGCCTTCGGCGACACGCACGACGATCACCGGGCAGCGGACCTGGTTGTCGATGTCCTGCAACGCCCTGGCCAGCGTGCCCTTGATGCCCGCCGAGGCCATACCGTCTTTCGCCTGGGTCAGCAGTACCGGCGTGTCCAGAGGGAACACGTTGGTGTCCGCATCCGTGCCGGTGACGACGATGCCGATCACGGCGGTAGACACGGTTTGCAGGGTGAGCGGTGCGTCGGTGGTCTCTTCGATTCGCGCGCCGTGATGGTAAGCCGTAGACATGGTTGAAGCCTCGTAGGTGGTGGGGATCAGGCCGCGACGTCGTCGGGCGGGGTGGTGGGGGGTGAGGTGAGCGCATCGGCGGGTGGCGCGATACCGAGTTCGGTAATGGCGTGACCTGTGCCGTCGGCGGTCCAGTAGGTGAAACCGCGATAGTCGGCAACGATGTCCCAGGCGTTGTGCTGCGCATTCCATTGCACAGCCTGGTGCTCGCCCACGGTGGGCGGTTCGACCACCGTGAGCGTGTTGGGCAGCGGTTCGCGCGGTTTTGGAGGCACGGCGCGTTCGCCGGTGGCCGTGGACCACACGGGTGTGCGGCTGTAGTCGGGGAGCTGACGCCAGGCGCGCGCGTCGCTGTCCCAGATATTCATCAGCGGGGTGCCTGGATTCACCACGGGCGGCGCGTCGGCGGTGGCGCCGGGTGGCGGCACATCGCCAAGCGACAGCGTGTTGGGCATCGGCGTGCAGGTGTCCGTATCCCACAGCATGCAGCGGCGAAAGTCGGGCACGATGTCCCAGGCGCTGGCATCGGCATTCAGTCGTGCGCGTTCGTTCGCGCCAAGCGACTCGGGCGGCGTGACCTCCACGACATTGCGTGGCAGGAAATACTGGCCCTCCAGCGGCGACAGAAAGACTTCCACCACGCCCAAGTATTCGCGGGTGGCTTCGTCGAAGCTGTAGGCCGCTTTGGAGGCGGGCAGCGGCGTCGTGTCGAGGTCGGTCATCGTCAAGCCTTGGGTTAGTAAGCGATGAAATGGAACATGTGCGTGCCCGCGGCGAGGTTGTCGCTTCCGCCAGCGGCGGCGATGGTGAGGGTGTGGCTGTGGCTGCCGGCGTTGGCGAGCGACAGGCTATGGGTGTGATCGCCGGTGGCGGCAATCGAGATCGTGTGCGAGTGCGAGCCGGCGCCGTTCATGCCGATGTTGTGGCCGTGGTTGCCTTGCCAGTCGGTGCTAAAGGCGTGCGCGTGATCGCCGACGCCATCGGTGCCCAGTCGCGACGTGGACATCCAACTGGTCGCGCCGCTACCGAAGTTGTAGAGAATGTCCTGACTGCCACGAATCGATAGCGTGCGGTCCGCTTGGGTATGGGCATGACCACCAGCGCCCGCCGTCGAACCGCTGTGGGCGTGGTTGCCTTGTGCATCCGTCCAAGCGCCGTGTGAGTGATCACCCACGCCACTCGCACTCGCGCCATGGGTGTGCCCGCCCGCTGCCCCGAGCGTGACGCTATGACCGTGGTCGCCGCTCGCGGCAGACGTCGCACCGTGCGTATGGGTGAGCAAGGCGCCCGCGCTGTACGTGCCGATCTTCGTGGCATCGACGGTGGCCTTGATGACCGTGCCTTCGCCCAGGCGCGGTACATTGAAGGTCGTGACGCCGTCACCCGCGCCGTAGGTGGTGCCGATGGCGGCGAAGAGATCCGCGTACTGCGCGCGGGAGATCGCGGCGCCGTTGCAGAGCAGCGTGTAGGCCGGTGCTTGCGATCCTGCCGTGACGATGATTTGGCCCGGCACATAACGCGCCCGCACATCGAGCTTGGCCGAAAGCAGCGCCACTAAGCCGGTCACGTCATCCATCGCGTGGGTGTGCTTGGATGGTGGAAACGTCGGGCCGATGGTGTTGAGAAAATCGGCATTGGTGGCGATCGCGAGCAGCCGCTTGATGTAGTCGGTAGGTGCGCCATTGCCGAGCCGTGCATTGAGCGCGGCCATGTCATTGGAAGGCGTCATAGCCTTTTGGCTATCGCGCCCCGTCTTCGCGTCATCGTCGCTGGCGAGCCTCACCACGCCGAGCGTGTCCGTGGTTGCGGCTGGATTGACGAACGTGGTGTCGCCAAAGGTGATTTGGCTGGCCGACACGGACGTGAACTGCACATCACAGGCGAGCAACATCACCGCACCCGCGGATTTCTCTACGATGACCTCGCCCTGGCCGTAGGACGCAAACAGCGTGCCGTCCGCCAGGTAAAAGCCAAAGCCGCGCACGGTGTAGATGTCTTTGCTCGCGTCGCTGATGGTGGCGTGAATCGTGTCCGCTGCTGTGGCGCCGCCGGCAATGGATGCGATGCGTTTGATTTCGTTGGGAACAGCCTGTCCGGGTGCGAACGCGGTAGCAGTGACGGTGGCATAGGCAAGGCGCACGGCGTTGGTGCCATCGCCTTGGGCGTTGCGCAGCGCCGCGCGGCCGGCGTCGGTGACGGAAAAGATTAAAGCGGCCACGTTAAACGGCTCCCGCGAATTGAAGGTGGGCATACGCGACCGCGCGGCCAGCGGCGACAACACGCACGCTTGCGCGGGCGTTGAGCCCCTGGGTGAACGTGAAATGGTCACGTGCCGACTTGGTGCGGTTGACCTCGGCAATGACGTCATCCACGAACGCGGCGGAGGTGTCTTCCGCGCCATCCGTCAGCGTCAAGGTGAGCTGGAACGTATAAGGCTCGCCCTCCGGTTCCTGCTCGAACCAGGGACGCACCACGACGTGACCACCAAAGGAGGCCACGACATCCTCCACCGATTGCGCGGTGCCTTGCTGACGCGCAATCGCGAGCGCGTGGCGCACGCGCATGCGCTTGACGGCTTCGGACCAGTACGGCTTCCAACTGCGCACGCCGAGTGACCAGGCGAGCCATGGCAGGAACTTCGCCGGGATCGTGTCGGGATTAGCCAGCGTGGACAGGAACGTCTCGAAGCTGAGCAGTTCCACGCACACTTGCACGAACGCGCGTTCCATCGGCGTGGCGTTGGGCGGAAGAAGATTATTCACCCACACCTCCCGGCGTAATGGTCACGCTGGTGCAGTAGGCCGCTTCGGTGTCGCTCATGACGAGCGTGCTGTCCGGCGTAAGTTCGAGCACGTCTTCCACGCCCGGCACCTTCAGCGCGGCATACAAACCCGAGAGCGTGATGTTTCGACCGATGCGGCGCGATTCGGCGAGGTACTTGGCGACGCTGTCTTTCGCTGCCTGAAGCACCACGTCGGAGTCAGGGCCGGCAAAAAACATCAGCCGCGCCGACAAGGCGAACGGACGAATGATCACCGCCTGCACGATGACCTTGTCGGTCAACAGGCGGCGTGTTTTCACCGTGATGTAGTCGGTGACGGCTTGCAGCAAGTCGGGGGAAGGCGTGCCATCGCCCGCGCGCGCCATCACCGACACCACGACGGTGCCTGGCGAAGGCGTCGTCACCTTGGCATCGAGCACCTGGCCGGACGCACTACGTGCCAGGAATTCGTAGGCATCGGCCGGGCCTGCAGTGGAATAGCCCGAGGGTGCGAGCTGGCAGCGGTACAACAGATCGTCGTCGTTCTCGTAGACCGCCTCGATACCCTTTTCGGGAATGGCCGGGCTGATCAATAGACGTTCCACGCCGAGGCTTGCGGCCCAGTTGTCCAGGTCTTTGCCGCGCGCAGTCGGCAGGAAGCATGCGCGTGCATCGTCGTTTTTCTTTTGGCGCTCCTGCAGCACCACATAGGCCAGCACTTGCAGGTTTTTGCGGATCGGGTCCGATTCCACCGTGGCGGAGTAGGCGGGCCACAGCTGCATCATGCGGCTTTCCGCCGTGGCGAGAAGGGTCTCGTAGTCGAGCGGTTCGACCACATCCGGCAGCGGAAGCTGATTGAGCTGGATCGTGTCGGTCATGCGCTCACCGTGGCGAACGTGACCGGCACGGACAGATCGATGGGCTTGCCGGTATCCGTGCGGGTGCCGACCAGGTCGAGCACCCAACGGCCGCGCAAGGCGTCGAGCACCGACAGCGATACGCGCGTGAGCGCGATGCGCGGTTCCCAGCGCATCAGCGCCGTGGCCGTGGCGGCATAGAGCTGCACGCGCGTCGCCGCGTTGCCCGGTGCGTCGATCAGGTCCGGGACGCGACTGCCGTAGTCGCGGCGCATGAGGCGGGTGCCTACGGGTGTGGAAAGGATGTCGGCGATGGACTGCGCCAGGTGCGCGTCGCCGCTCAGGGCTTTGCCGGTGCGTGCGTCCATGCCCATCATGGCAGCGGCTTCCCGCTGGTGTCGGTGCCGGCTTTCACCAGGCCGTGGGGATGGTTGGTAAGGCTGATGTTGCCGGCCTTGACGTCGGCATCGCTGGTGATGTCTTGGCCGGCGTGGACGGTTTGCTTGAACGTCGCTGCTTGCGACACGTTGAGTGCACCGTCGATATCGACGCGGCCGGAAAACTTGAAGCCGGCCGGTGCGGTGATTTCCACGCGCCCGCCATCGGGCAGCGTACCCTTGAGCAGGTGCGCGGCCTGGTCGTAGAGCAGCACCGCGCCATCGCGGAACGCCATCAGTACCGTGTCGGCGTTCGCGCCTTCGGGTACGTCGTTGGCATTGCAGAAGATGCCACCGATGGCGACGGCTGCGCCCAGGTCGCCGTTGGGCGAAAGCACCATGATCTGCTCGCCAATATCCGGCGGTGACCACGATTTTGTTTTGCCAGCGCGCGCGGAGACCCACGCAATCGGTCGCGTCAGCAAACCGCCAATTTTGACCTGCACGCGCTTACCGGCGACGGCTTGCACCGTGCCGAAGCGAATGAGGTTGGCGAGTTTGCGAAGAATGTCATCGGACATGCACGACATGCTGCGGATGCCGCTGAACGAACGCAGCTAATGCTTGTTCTGTAAAGCCGTGCTTAGAACAATCGACGTATCGTAGGGGTAACAAAAAGCCCCGCGTGCGGCGAGGCTGGAAAGTGAAAGGGTCGTGGCGAATCGTTATGCGTGAGGTGCCGTAGGTGTTGGTGCTGGATCCTATGGCCTGCCGACGGGAATCAAGGCACCCACTGCCTTTGCGTACCGCTCTTCACGGTCACACTTCATTTGCTGATCTTGTTCGGCGGCCAGCCTGGCTTGTGGGTCTGCGGCGACATCGCCTGTTTTTAAGATGGCATCCACGCAAGGCTTACCGACGCTACCCATCTCTGTGCCTTGCCAGACAATGTAGAACAGACCTCCGACGATGGTGAGGTAACACACGTAAAGCGCTACTAAAGGGTTGTTCATGACATTCTCCGGCGTTGAATGGTGTGTCCCCCTGTAGATACGGCGTGCCCCCTGGAAGGGTTATCGGCAGCTTCGATGGGAACTTGAGTCTCTTTCGTGGCGTTTGCGATCAGCGGACATGAAGCCGTAAGACGCGGCCTTTGGAGTGCTTCGCCATCCCTTCAATGGGTGCTATGCAAGGATTCCAATACGCGAGTACGCACCATCTCTCGATCGGTCGAAGTAAAGCCAAGTAGCGGACGCGCCGGATATTTCGCCATTGGACCGTTCGGGCTGACCATATCCATACCGCCCTCCTGATGTACGCGCGCTAGGCGCGCCACCCGGCCAAAGAATCCAACCTCTGCCCCCTCGGCGGTCGCATTGGTCTTTAGCCAGCGCGCCATGCGCAACTTGGCGAACATCGCTCCTTTGCGGCGAATCGCCCCGCGCTTGCTACGCAGCGATTCGGCCCGGTGTTTGCGCGGCGGGTAAGAGGTTCCCTCCGGGGCTTTCTGTGCAGCTATGCGCTGCTGCTGCGCACGACGAAGATCGAGCGCGATGGTGCGCGCAAGCTGTCGCCGCTGCGCAGGCGCAAGCTTGGCCAGCAAGGGCGCGGCCCATAGCTCAAGCTGCGTTAGTTCGTCGGCCACAGCCAGTCGCTCGTTGGGTCGGCCGGCGGTTCGGCCGGATGGTCAAAACTGCCATCGTCATCCGCAAAGACCGCCTCGGTCAGATCGATTTCGATGGAGACGTCGGCCAGCTCGGCGGTCATCAGTTCGCATTCAAAGCGGATGCCACGCTCGGCCTGTGCCGGATTCTTGAGCATGTCCGGTTGTTCGGTGGCGACCCACGCCATCACTGCCTTGGCCAGGGTGTCCATGTCGCCGGCGAAGTCTTGCAGGATCGCGGTGAGCTGGTAGCTGTACTGCCAGCCCGCGCCGCCGGTGCCGTTCGCCACCAGCTTGCCCTTTTCCACAAAGATCGACAGGCGTTGCGGATCGCTCGCCAAGTCGGGGAGCGCTGCCAGTAACGCGGTGCGGAAGCGTCCTGGCTTATTCATGGCGATGTGCCTGGCGGTGTGGTGGTGGCTTGGAGCCGATCCAGTACCGCGTTCAACTGCTCGCGGATTTCGAGGCAGGTACCGTAGTTGGCGGCGATGACGTCGGCGGCTTGAGAGGCCGTAATGTCGGAGGCCGTCGCATCAGTAGCTCCGGCAGGGCCGGGCAGGACACCCGTGGCGGCGGCGTCGTGCAGGCGGACAAAACCAACAGGGAGAGGGAAAGCGCGATCCGTGGCAGGCGTGACATAGGTGGGAATCTCCCGTTGAAGGGTTTGCGTGGTGTCGTGAACCACGCGCACGCGATCCACGTACTGGGTGATGATCTTCACGTCGACCTTGGCCACGGACGCATCAAAGAGCGCCGCAATCGTCTGGGCTTGAGCACTCGCCAGGCGCGAGGACAGGTCTGCGGTCCGGTGGCGTTGCCACACGATCACGGCCAGCGCTGCGGTGAGCAGCGCGGCCAGGATGCCTGCAACGAACTTGAGCAGGACGTTCACGGGATTCATTCCTTCTTGTGGGTCATGGCATCGGCCAGGCGTTGCGTGGCGATGTCGCAGTTGGTCGGGTCCAATTCCGCGCCGATGAATTGGCGGCCTTCGAGCAACGCGGCCACGCCCGTGGTACCGCTGCCGGCGAAGGGATCGAGCACGACGCCACCGGGTGGGCACACCTTCACGATGGTGCGCATCAGTTCTGTGGGCTTGCCGGTGACGTGGTGTTTGTCGGACTGGCGGATGGATTCGACGTGATAGCCGGGCAAATAGCCGACCTCGACACGCGGGGGCATATCGCCCTTGCTGCCCCACACGGCGTATTCAGCGCCGTTACGGAAGCGTCCCGGACCGCTCGGGCGTCCTGCCGGTTTCAGCCAGGGCACGATGCCACGCCAGGTCGCGCCGGCTGCCTGGAAGGCGTCGGTGGTGCTGGGCAATTGCCGCCAGTCGGTGAACAGCACCACGGGCGAACCGGGCTTGGCGACACGCAAGGCTTCGGTGAGCCAGAACGTCATCCACAGCGTCCAACTACGCTGATCTCTGTTGTCGCCGCTGAAGGTGTGATAGTCGCGTTGCGTGCAGGTCTGTACGTATTTCTTGACCGGCGATTGTTGGCGTTGCGCCGTATGCAAGCCGCCGGAGCTGTAGGGCGGGTCGGTAATGATCGCGTCCACCGACGCATCGGGAAGGGTACGCAGGAAAGAAAGGGCTTCGCCCTGGTGCAACTGAAACGATGACAAGTTCTACATCTCCACACGGTTGAGCACCCAGCCAAAGAGGTATTTGCGCTGGGACGGTTTGGATTCGGTGATTTCCAGATAGCGCGTGGCCTGCACGCCATTGAGGCCGCGCATCAGCACGGTGATGCCCTGCGGTCCACGCCAGCGCACGAACGCTCGCAGCGCATCGAGCGTGACCGCGCCGATGCGACCGTCCACGTGCAGATCGCCGTAACGGCTGCCGGTGTCGTTGAAGCCGTTGAGCCAGCGCTGCAGGAACGTGGCGGCCACGGCGGTGCCCATGTTCACGCCGGTATCGATCAGCTCCGCGCCGATGTTCGGTTCGATGGCGACCACATCCGCGAAGCGTGGCTCGTCTACGTAGCGCTTGCGATAGATCGCACGCGCAACGGCTTCGGTCATGTCTTTCACCGGACCTAAGTAGCCGTAGGCGCGCGCGGACGCGACGGTGATGCCCCACTTGGTTTCCTTGCCGGCGTCGTCGGGATCGTCGGTGTAGGCATCCCAACCTTCTGCTTTCATCACGTCAGTGATGACCTGATCGATGCGCTGCTCAGGGAAGGTGATCACCACGTATCCCTCCGCCAGATCCAAGCGAACCAGGCACGTGGTGTCCGCAATGCGTGGGCGAGGTTGCCGCGATGGATCGCCACGAAGATCGCGATAGCGACGGAGAGCAAGGCTTCGCACGGTCCCGGTGGCGGACGGATACCGCACACCAGTTTTACGGCGGTGGTGGTGCACGCGACAATGACCAACCACGCGGCCCACGCGATGCCATGACGATGGCGCGAGTGGCCACGGCGGAACGTCACCAGGCGCAGCACGATGGCGACGCAGGCCATGAGTTGCACCAGGGGCCAGAAGCCCATCAGGGCGAAGGGCAGGGGCATGGATCAATCTCCTTTGCGGAACAGGGTGGAGAGATCGAACGTTTTGGCGCGCTCGATCAGTTGCATGGTGAGCGTCACTACGAGTGCGCCGGCCAGGAAGGCGGCAAGGGCGGTGTTATGCAACGGCAGATGCGCGAGCACTTCGGGTGCGGCCAGATAACCCACCACCGTGCTGATGACGAGATAGATCACGCGCCGGACCAGGGGCAGGTCGTGCGAGCTGGTGACAAACAGCGCCGCCCCAGCGACGGCGCCCACCAGAGCGTTGCCGTCGATGCCGGGCAGTAGCGCGGTCGTGGCGGTCGCGGTGCCGAGTGCAGCGGATGTGGCGAGGGTGGCAAGGGCAGGCTCGGACATCATCAATCCCATAGCTGGAGGGTGGCGAGCACGCGCGTGCCGACGTCTTGCGCGTCGGGAAGCAGTACGGGCGTACCGATGGGGAGGACCGGGCCGAGCGCAGCCAGGCCGCGGTTCATTTCGTAAACCGTTTCAACTACGCCGGCTGTCACGCCGAACGTGCGCCAACAGATCGCATCGACGGTATCGCCCTGGCGCGCGTAGACCGTCTGCGCCATTCAAAGCAGCTCCACCACGTTGCGCGGACGGCCGAGGATGTCGGCCACCGCCCAACGCGCGTTGCGGCGGAAATCGTCGGCTGAATCGTTTTCGCCCTGGCCGCGATAATCCCCAGCACGGGTGTTATCCCAGTCGCGGTATTTCTCCGCGATATCGGCTTGCACGGTGCTGGCTACGGCGCGCAGGTAGCGGTGTACCAGTGCCGTGGCGCCGGCGATGGTTTCACCGATGTCGGCCGCACTGTCCCAGCCTTCGCCGATGCGCCCCGCCTTGAACCCGACGAGCTGCGTATTCACGTCGAGCATCGCTTCGATGGCGCTGGCACGGAGCCGTTCGGTCGTGACATTGCCGGTCAGGCGCGTGGACGCGCGCAACGTGGCCAGATCCACATCCGGCCAGAAGCCGTCGTTGGCGATGGTGCCTTCGTTGGTCGGGGTGGCGGCGACGGAGCCGCCGTTGGCGATGGGACTGCCCATAGGTTCCTCGATAAATCCGGCGGTGGACGGGTGGGTCACGGCATGCGTTACACGCATCGTTCGCCACCCGTGCCGCCGGGCGCCGGGGGGAGGCTCAGGTGCCGCGCGAGCGCGGCGAGGGGTTGCCGGCAGACGGGCCGGATTCGGACTGACGCAGCCGCCGTTCCAACTGCTCAATGTCTTTTTTCGCGCCAACCTTGTCGTGCAACTCGACCGCGCGGTGCAGGTGGTCCAGGGCGCTTTGGGGTGCGTGCTCGGCCTGGTGCCGGCCAATCGCGAAGTGCAGCTTGGCGCGCACCTGATCGGGCATGTCGCGCGTGGCGGTCAGGGCGAGGATGGTTTCCAGCACCTCGACGTCGAACGGCTTGCCCGCGTCATACGCCTTCAACGCCTGCACCGCCGGTTCCTCGGCCACCAGCGTGGCCGGCGTGCGCTCGAACCGATCCGGTAGCGACAGGTTGTGGTCGAGCACATAACGCGCGACATCGAGCGCACCGCTGTAATCGCCGATGTCGATGCGCCAGGTCAGCACGTAGCCGATGACGTCATCCTGCACGCCCTGGCCGCTGGCCAGCACGCCGGACACGTACGCGTCGTAATCGCCAAGGATCTCGCGCTTGATGGCGATCTTGCGTTCGACCGATTGCACTAGTTTCAGTCGGCGGCGGTCGGCATCGAGCTTGGCGCGCATGAGGTTGTGCGCGCGGGAGGTGGATGCATCCACCTCCGCGCCGGGCGCCGACTGCGCGGTCGCCCGTTTCGCTTCCACACGCATCAGGTGCGCTTGGGCGGGAGACAGGGCCATGATCAGCCGTCCGTCTTGACCGACCAATCGCCGAGCACGATGTTTTCGATCAGCACCGCGCCCTGCAGACGTTCGACCACATAGGCATCGTTGCTGGACTGGTAATCCGCCACGCGGTCATAGTCAGGTTCGTCGCGCAGCAGGCGGCGGCGCGCACCGGCCTGGTAGTAGATCGAGAGATTGTCCGGGCGGGTGATCAGCAGCTTGTCGCCGGGGAAGTAGGGCAGGCCCAACCCCTGCAAACCGCCCATCGTCTTCTGGCTCACCAGGATTTGCGTCGCCAGTTCATCGGTCGCGCGCTGCTGCTGGTTGATCTTCGGGAAATACTTGTCGTGCATCAGCTTGCGGCCCACGTGCACGCGCAGGCCGGTGTCTTCCTGGAACCATGGGGCCAGCAGCAGGAGCGCGTCGTACACCAGGGCATCGAGGTTTTCGTAGTCGCCGGCCGGACCCACGCGCACCTGTTTGCTGCCCGCTTTGACTTCGGTCATTACCTGGGCCGGCGCTTGCTCGCGCAGGATTTGCAGCCAGCCCTTGTTGACGTCCTGCAACAGCGGGTTTTTGGCGATGTCGGTGTCGTCGGCGACGCTCGTGCCATTCCAACCGATCATCAAACGATCCAGCGCCTGCTGGGTGACTAGCATGGTGGAGAGGCGCGTTTGGAAATCCGGAAATTTCGCCCAGGCGTCGATGGTGGCGTAGGGAATGGCAGTGTCGAAGTTGGTCTGGTAGCAGGTGTAACCCTGTGCATCCAGCTCGCCCATGTAGCGGGGTGCACGTTTCTTGTTGTCGGCCGTCTTGGTGCGGCTGGCCACCGGGCCGGCGATACCCAGATGCAGCTTTTCGCCGCTCTTTTCAGTCACCGGATGCATGTTGATCATTTTCAGGTAATCGCTCGATTCCTGAATGCGGTTTTCCATCGTCTGCTGCACGGACGGCTGCACGTCGAATTTCTCGGACGCGCTGGCGACGCCATTGAGCTTGGCCACCTGGGCAGAAAGGGCATGGAACTTGACGCGGGTTTCGTTCTTCATGGATGTCCTTGGGGGTAAGCGAGGGAGGCGGTGCGCGCAGTGATCAGAAGTCGGTGAGCGCGTCGTCGGTGCCGGTGGCCAACGGGCGGGTGGCGGTCGTGGCAGGGGTGTCGTTGAACAGCCGCTCCAGCGCTTCCACGCGCGCGGTCACGTCGGTGATGCGCTGACTACTGGCGTTGAGCGTGGTATCTACCTGCTCAAAGTGGCGCGCGGTCTGCGCGCTCTGTGCTTCGCCGTGTTCGGCGATTTCTTCCATTGCCGACTCGATGTCGCCAAAGCGGCGGTTGTCGTTGGCATCCTTGCGCGTGAACAGCTTGCGCACGCGTTCCAGGATGCTCGGGCCGTCGCTGTCGTCGGTGAATTCGATCAGCGTTTCCACCGCCGCCGAGAAATGGTTGTCCGGGTGGAGCTTGCGCGCGGTGAGCGGATTCGCGTTCGGGTTGGACGCCGCGAATTGCAGCATTTCGGTACCGAGGCTGGCCGGGTTGTCCGTCACGGCAAGGCCCACCAGGTACGCCTTGTCGGTCCCGGCGAACTTCGGGTTGACCTCAATGGACGTAAAGACCTTCTGGCCTTTCTGCGTGAGGTTCACCAGGTCATCGGTCGGCGTGATCACCGCGAACAGTTCCAGCTTGCCCTCGGCGTTCTGTTCCTGCGACAGCGCATCGACAAAGCCGTAATTGCGGAACGGACCATCCGGCAGTAGCCCACGGATGTGTTCCAGGTTGATCGTGGCACGGTACTTGGCCGGGTCGTAGCCATCGGCCATCTGCGTGATCCATTCGCGCTGGATGGTGCGGCCGTCAACGGTCGCGCCTTCGGTGGCAACGCGGAATTTCTTGGATTTCTTCATGCAAGGCGCCTCGGCGTGAGCGGTTCGTGGAGTCCTCGCCAGCATCGGCACCACCGCTCACCCCGGCAATGAAGCGTGGTTCTGTACGCCACTGTGCAGAACAGCACACCGCCCAGCGCCTGCATGCGCGTCCCTACGCTGTGGCCATGCTTATTCCCGCCATCGGTGCCGATCCCCGCACACTCGCGCGCAGCCTGTATTTCCAGGGTTGGAGCGTCACGGCTATTGCCGAGCAGATCGGCCAGGCGCGCTCGACCGTGGAATCGTGGAAGCAGCGCGGCGGCTGGGCCAACGCAAAACCGATCGATCGCGTGGATGCAGTGATGGAAGCGCGGCTATGCCAGTTGATTGCTAAAGATCGTAAGGACGCGCACGACTTCAAGGAAATCGACCTCTTGATGCGCCAGGTCGCGCAGATCGCGCGCGTGCATCGCTACGAAGCGCCGGGCGGTCACGAGGGGCATCTCAACCCGAACGTGGCTAACCGCAACGCGGGTCCGAAAAAGAAGCCGGTCAAAAACGACTACAGCCCCGAGCAAGAAGCACGGCTCGTGGAAGCCTTCATGGATTCGTTGTTCGCCTACCAGCGAACCTGGTACGAAGCCGGCCTCGCGCAGCGCATCCGCAATATCCTGAAATCGCGCCAGATCGGCGCGACCTGGTACTTCGCCCGTGAGGCGCTGATCGATGCGATCACGACAGGGCGCAATCAGATTTTCCTGTCGGCCAGCCGCGCGCAGGCCGATGTGTTCCGCCAATACCTCACCCAGTTCGCGAAGGATGCGGCCGAGATCGAGCTGAAAGGCGATCCGATCATTCTGCCGAACGATGCGTCGCTGTACTTCCTCGGCACCAACGCACGCACGGCGCAGAGCTATCACGGCAACCTGTATTTTGACGAATACTTCTGGGTGTATGCCTTCCAGACATTGCGCAAAGTCGCGTCCGGCATGGCGATCCACAAGAAGTGGCGACAGACGTATTTCTCCACCCCGTCTGCGCTGAGCCATGACGCTTATCCGTTCTGGTCGGGTGCGCTGTTCAACAAGGGCAGGGCGAAAGCGGATCGCGTCGATATCGACATCACACACACGGCGCTGGTGAATGGCCTCCTGTGCGCGGATGGGCAGTGGCGGCAGATCGTGACCGTCCTGGATGCGATGGCCGGTGGCTGCAACCTGTTCGATATCGACCAGTTGCGCCTGGAATACAGCGCCGAGGAATTCCTGCAGCTTTTGATGTGCGAATTCATCGACGACTCCGCGTCGGTGTTTCCGTTCTCCCTGGTGCGCCGCTGCATGGTCGATAGCTGGGAGGTGTGGGATGACTTCCGGTCGTATGCACCGCGTCCGCTGGGCGATGCGCCGGTATCCATCGGCTTCGATCCGTCCAAGGGGACAAGCGGTGGCGATCCTTCGGGCTGTACGGTGAACGCGCTGCCATCGTCATTGCGCGACATGTTCCGCGTGGTCGAAAAGCATCAATGGCCGGGACAGGACTTCGATGCGCAGGCCGGCAACATCAAGCGCCTTTGCGACGTGTACAACGTCTCCGACATTGCCATCGACACCACCGGCATGGGGACGGGTGTCTATCAGTTGGTGAAGCAGTTTTTCCCGATGGCGCGGGCGATCCAGTATTCGCCGGAATCGAAGGCGTTGATGGTCATGAAGGCCCAGGATGTCATGGGCAAGGGGCGCCTGGAATGGGACGCCGGCTGGACGGATCTCGCCGCAGCCTTTATGGCGATCCGCAAGACCCTCACGCCCAGCGGGCGACATGTCACCTATGACGCCAGCCGCTCGGCCGATGTCGGTCACGCGGATCTCGCCTGGTCGGTGATGCACTCCCTTATCGTCGAACCGCTGGAAGGCCGAGCGGCCAACAGCCAAAGCTTCATGGAGATTTCCTGATGGGCAAGCGCAAGACCCAAGCACTGCAGGCCGATGCTGCAGCGACCACGACCGCCAAGGCGCATGCCTTTACGTTCGGCGAGCCCGAACCCATCGACCGTGCGTCGCTGCTGGACTACGTGCAGGTGTGGAATAACGGGCGCTGGTACGAACCACCCATCAGCGTGCTGGGCCTGGCCAACATGCTGCGCACGGCGCCGCATCACTCGTCGGCGATCTTCATCAAGCGCAATTTGCTGGTGTCCTCGTTTGTGCCGACACCGTATCTATCGGTAGCGGAATTCGAGGCATTCGCCACGGATTATCTGGTCTTTGCCCATGCGTACCTGGAGCAGATTCCCGCTATGTCCAAGCGGCTGCTGCGGCTCAAGCGCTCGCCGGCACTGTTCACGCGCGTGGGCGTCAACGGTGGCCCGTGCTGGTTCGTGCCGTACACGGGCGAAGCGTTCCAGTTCGAGAATCCCGTGTGCCAGCTTTTCGCACCGGATGTGAGCCAGGAAATCTACGGTGTGCCGGAATACTTGAGCGCCCTGCATGCGGCGCAGCTCAATAAGTCGGCCACGCTGTTTCGGCGCAAGTATTACGACAACGGTTCACATGCGGGCTTCATTCTTTACATGACGGATGCGGCCCAACAGACCGCCGACATCGATGCGTTGCGCGATGCGCTGAAAAACTCCAAGGGTCCAGGGAATTTTCGCAACCTGTTTATGTATGCGCCGAACGGAAAGAAGGATGGCCTGCAGCTCATTCCCATCAGCGAGGTGGCGGCCAAGGATGACTTTGCGTCGATCAAGAATACGAGCCGTGATGACATCCTGGCCGCGCATCGTGTGCCGCCGCAATTGCTGGGCATGATTCCCACCAATGCCGGTGGCTTTGGTGACGTGGAGAAGGCCAAGCGCGTGTTTATGGAAAATGAGGTTGCGCCTATTCAAGCCAAAATGCTTGGCCTAAATACAGTACTCGGCGTAGAAGCTTTCCGGTTTCAAAAGGCCGAACTGATGGCAGGAATTTCGCCAACGTAGATCATGTCTCGGACTTAGGGGCGTGCTCCCCCCTCATTGGTGCCGCTTCGTTTAGAGCGTACGAACTTGACTTCACATCGTAAACTTCCGCGTAGGGAAAATCCTACACGCTAGCAAGCTATTTTCCGACGAGTCAGGGTTCAATCTTTCACGGCGTCGTCACGAATCGATGCGCAAGCTTCGATTGTTGTGAAGATGTGTAGATTCCGTGCATGAGTGTTGCATGTTCTTACACATGCACGAAGTGAAGCCATCTTTAGGAACGATTGACATCCGGTGTGATAACGCAAACACAGGGAACGAAGCATGGACGTTATTCGGCATGTTTGGCTGGTGCTTACCATCAGTCTCTTGAGTATGGGCACCGCATTGGCTGCGGGGCCATCATCAGCCACTGGCCAAGATGAGCCTGCACGAGCTTCGAGTTCACCTGGTACACCTATTGCAGTACCCATTGCTTCGCCCTCTGCGAAAACGGCTCTCGCTGCCGATACAACGTCGAGTACTACCTGGTACGGAGGGCCGTATTACACAGTTGGCTGGTACGTAAACGAGCCAACGCAAACCCTCGGGCAACAAATTGCTGACGACTGGCTCTATTACGAGAAACTTTGGGGTGTGTCGCCTTATGGAAGCTTAATTTGCAACTATGAGTTTTTGCCAACAGGTAACGGGGCGACGACAGGGAATTTTGGTGGCATTTCATGGCACGGTCAGTGCGAGGGAGGCAATGAAATTGAGGGCACCCCCTATTCGCATAACCCTGCTAAAAATTCCGGTGATGGTGGTGGTTGCGATGGCGGCGAAGGCAGCGATGATGGTGGTAGCGGTAGTGGAACAGGAGGTAATGGAGCTTCGTCCGCGACGACGTGTCCAAATGCCAGCGGTTCGCCGATGCAAGGCGAACCGATCAACACCGCGACGGGTAACAAGTATCTTCAGGACGACGATTACGTAGGCAACGGTTGGCTCACTTTCCGGCGCTTCTACAACAGCACTGCAGCTGTGGCCTCGACTGCGATGGGTGCCCAATGGCGGCATAGCTTCGATCGCTCGCTGGAAATCCTCGGTTCACCCGCCACATCTATCGTCGCTTTCCGTCCGGACGGTAAGCAGGAAACCTTTACCAACACCAACGGTGTGTGGACCACTGATCCCGATATTGCCGATCAACTCGTCGAAAACGACAATGCGCAAGGCGTGGCGACGAGCTATACCCTATTCGTGTCGGCACTTCGTCATTTTGAAACCTACGATGCCACTGCCGGCTTGCTGCAAACGGTCACGGACGAGACGGGCGAAGGCATCGCGCTCACCTACAGCACAGCTTCGACACCCGCCACGGTCGCCCCCAGCGCGGGGTTGTTACTCACCGTGACCGATCCCAAGGGTCGCCAGCTCAACTTTACCTATAACAGCAGTGGACAGCTTTATCAGGTGACGTTGCCTGACGGTGGCATTTTGACCTACGCCTACGATAGCAGCGGCAATCTGCTCTCCGTGCAGTATCCGGATGGGAAAACACGCCAGTACGTTTACAACGAATCATCGCTCACCGGTGGTACTAGCCTGCCCAACGCCATGACTGGCATCGTGGACGAAGCTGGTGTGCGCTATGAAAACACGACCTATAACAGCACCGGCCTGGCGACATCATCGAGTTTCGCGGGGAGCGTCGGCACCACCCAGATTACCTACAACAGCGCCGGTACCTCGACAGTTCAATATCCGCTTGGTACGAGTGCCACGATGGGGTATTCGACCACGAGCACGGGCCTGGTTCGCGTCGCAAGTTTGAGCCAGCCCTGCGGTGTGCAATGTGGCCTGCCGTGGCAGACCCAGACGTACGATGCCAATGGCAACCCCGCGACGGCCACCGATTTCAATGGCAATGTCACGGCGACCACCTATGACAGCGAAAACTTGCTGACCCAGAAGATAGATGCCCAGGGTCAAAGCAGTCAGCGCACCACGACTATCCAGTGGGACACCACGCTGCGCTTGCCCCTCTCGCGTACCGTAAGCGACGCCAATGGCAATGTCGTTAGTAGCACCCAATGGGTCTACAACGCACTGGGGGAAGCATTGGCGCGTTGTGAGATCGATCCGACTAATTCCGCGGCAACTGGTTATGCCTGTAGCAATACCGGCAGCGTGCCAGCGGGTGTGCGTCGCTGGACCTACACCTATTGCACGGCGGTTGGCAGTAACTGCCCCTTGGTGGGATTGATGCTGACGGCCACCGGTCCACGTACTGACCTGACGCAAGCCACCACCTTCAGCTATTACACGAGCAGCAGCGCGGCGAACTGCGGTACGCCCGGTGCAGCCTGCTATCAACCCGGCGATCTGTATCAGGTTACCGACGCCCTGGGCCATGTCACGACGTTTGCTTCCTACGATGCGGATGGCCGTGTCACCCGGGTGACCGACGCCAACGGGGTCAACACCGACACAACCTACACCCCGCGAGGTTGGCTGGCCTCCCGCACGGTGGGCGGGGAAACGACCTCCTTTACCTATACCCCCTACGGCTATGTCGCTTCCATTACCGATCCTGATGGCGTCACTACCACCTACGGCTACGACACTGCTCACCGTCTCAATAAAGTCACCGATGCGTTGGGTAACTACATCCAGTACACCCTTGACGCCGCGGGCGACAAAACGGCGGAGCAGGTTTACGACAGTACAGGAACGCTCCACAAGAGCCTGACGCGCACGTTCAACACTTTGGGCCAGCTCACCTCTATCGTGGATGGTCTCAACAACACGGTGTTCAATGCCAGTTCCAGCAGCAGTTACGATGCCAACGGCAATCTCATCCAAAGTGCGGATGCCCTCGGTATTCAACGCAAGCTAGGTTATGACGGGCTCAATCGCCTGATCAGCACGATTGACGATTACGAGGGCACGGATAGCCTTACGCCCAACACGACTGTCAGCAAGACCTATGACAGCCTGAATCGTGTCACGCAAATCACGGATCCCAGCAACCTCAATACCACGTATCAGTACGATGGTCTGTCCGATCCGACCGGTCAAACCAGCCCGGATACCGGTGGCACGGCGCGAACCTTTGATGCTGCGGGCGATCTGCTCACCAGCACGGATGCTAAGGGCATCGTCGCCACTAGTGCCTACGATGCGCTCAATCGCCGGATCAGTGTCAGTTATGCCGATGCGACGCAAAGCATCACGTATACCTACGACGAAGCGAACAGTGTGACGGGTTGTGCAAGCTCGTACCCCGTGGGTCGCCTGACCCGAATCATTGAGAATACTGTCACGACAGTCTTTTGCTACGACGCGCGCGGCAATGTCATTGCGAAACAGCAGATCACGAGCGCGGGAACAGACAGCACCGCCTACACCTATACGGCAGCTAATCGCCTGAGCGGTATCACCTACCCCAGCGGTAGCGCGGTCAGTTACACCTTCGATGGGGATGGCCGCGTCGCGGCCGTCAATCTCACCCCCAAGAGCGGCACGGCTGCGGCGGCTGTCAGCAGCGTCACCTACGAGCCGTTCGGACCGGTGCTCAGCTACATCCTGGGCAATGGTCAAAGCGTCACGCGCAGCTACGACGCAAATTACCGGCTCACGGATATC